TTATATTTTACCAAACAGTTATAGAAAACTAAAACCACATAGATCTTGGTGGTCGTTGTTTGTTCCGAGAAATCTTTTTGTTCCAATCAGATTTGCTAATATTTTCAAGAGTCCAAATACAAAGGCAAGAGATCTATTTGGCGGAAGAGGAATATTTACAATCTCTCCAAACTATTGGAGAACCTGGTATGGAAATGAGTTCTCAAACTGGGTAAGTCTATCTAAGAATCAAATGACATCGTTGGTTCAAGAAAATGCCCCAGATGTAAATTTCCTGTTTGACGATAATGATTTAACGAATGAAGAACAATCAAGAGTTTACATTTCACCACACAGTGAAAGTACACAATTGAACGGATATTTCAGAGACTCATTGATGTATTATCTTGCTGGAAATTACATCATGTATAGACCAGGATTAGTTTCTCAAGATCTCTGGAAATGGGATTTGAGTGGAGAAACAGAATATGGATTAGTAACACCACCAGTTGACGCAGAATATGATTTCTTTGATCGCAACTTCTCATTACAATTTGTTGTTCATGCGCGTGGAACAAGAACATGTAAAGATCTTGGATTGTCATGCGCAAATCCATCAGCAATTAAAGATGGTCCAGTATTATCAGCAGAGGGTTGTACAGCAAGTCCATATTGTAATTGCCCAGCACAATATCTAATACCAACTGAACCAGAACCAACGTATCTTGAACTGGAAATGCTAAAACACAGCATAAACGAATGTTCGCTAATTCAAGAATATCTTGGAAAGGATTGGTTGGGATGTGAATTCTCGGATCCAAATTCAATATGTAGTTGTAATTGCCCAGAACAAGGAAAATTCTTTAAGAATTATTTAGAATATACCAGATCGTATTCAACTTTCTGGGAATGCCCACTTGATCTTCCACTTAGAAGAAGAGCACAAATTTCTCAACTACAAGCACAAACAATTAAAGTTCGTGTAAATCCAAATGCTAATGTAAAAATTGGAAGTATAATTGAAATTTATAATGCTAACGACATACCAGATGCTACGAAGAATAAATTTAAAAATATGTCTGGTAGATGGTTAGTATCTGAAATAACGCACATAATGGATTCAATAACTTATGTGATGGATTTAATATTGATAAGAAATTCGCTACATTACAATCCAAATGAAAGTCAGTCTCCTAAGTATATTTTTACAGATAAGTCAGATTCTATACAAAAAGATGAATAAATAATAAGATGCTTCAAAGAAAAGAACCATATGCTGATATACCTTTCTTTTTAAGTATGAATCCGTTTACCAATGACTTCAATCTTGTCAAAGAGTTGTCAGCAATTCGTCAGTCTGTTAAAAACATAATAATGACGAACAAAGGTGAAAGATATTTTAATGATTATTTTGGGTGTGACATATATGGTAGTTTGTTTGAAAATTTTGATTACACGATGGTAATTTCTCTTCAATCACGAATAGCGAACAATTTAGAATTATATGAACCTAGAATTGTGGTAAACGATGTCCGTATTTTAGATGACCCTGAAAACAATTCATTAAATATTATAGTTGACATTGGTGTAAAATATACAAATCTTTTAGATACGATACAGATCAGTTTATCAAGGAATAGATAATGGCAACAAACACCACACCTACAACTCTAGGAAGTCTAGAATTTAGTCAAATAAAACAAAGTTTAACTGATTACTTAAAAAATCAATCAATCTTTGCTGGATATAATTTTGAGGGTAGTGCGATTCAGACAATGATCGATTTAATGGCATATAACACTTTTTATTATGCCTATTATGCCAATATGATAAATGCCGAAGCGTTTTTAGACAGCGCACAGAAAGAAGATTCAATAATTTCTTTATGTAAACCACTTGGATATACAGTTCCATCTAGAACTGCTGCTAAAGCATTAATATCTGTATCAGAACTTTCTACAAATAATGATATTCCAGCAGGAACACGATTCACAACATCAAATTCAGATGGTGTAAATTACAGTTTTTATAATTTAGACAAAATTTCAGTAGTAGATGGATTGACCGATCAATTTTATGTTTATGAAGCATCAAAGTATGTCTTATTTGATGCTTTACCAACTTTTGATTTTGAGAGTCAAAAAGTAACAATAGCAGATGAAAATTTTGATATATCTTCAATTGAAGTTACTATAACTGAAACATTAGATGAAGTTACCACATTAGAAGAAGTATGGACTTCTGTTGGAAACGTAGGATACACCTCCAGAGTGGATGAAAATATTTATTTTATTGAACGAACAAGTAATGGATTTGCTATTTTATTTGGATCTGAAAATTCTGTTGGACGAGCAATTGACGGCAATATTTCAAAAATAATGATTCGTTACATAACAACAAATGGTGCGGAAGGTAATAATCTTTCATTGTTTAGAGTTCCATCTTTAACTGGAACAGTAACAACTGTTATTTCTTCTTCTGGTGGAAAAACTAATTTAGACTTAGACTTAGTTAGATTTGTTGCTCCAAAATGGTTTGCTGCTCAAGAAAGAGCAGTAACAGTAAACGACTACAAGGCACTTTTATTACAAACTGGTTATTTTGGGTCAGACAAACAATTTAATGTGTTTGGTGGTCAGGATCTAGAACCACCAAAATATGGTAGAGTCTTCGTTACTTCAAATTTAAGTTCAACCGACGAACGTGTTTCAGAAATTATCAACTTCTTAAAAGATAAAAGTGTAATTACTGTTCTTCCAGAATATATTACAACTAACGCATTAGACATATACACTGACTTTTCATTTAGAATGTCTGCTGGAAATAATACAGCACAAAAAAGAACATTGGCACTTTCTACTATAAAATCTTTGTTTCAATCTAATTACGCAACAAATGCCCAATTTAATGTGGAGTTTAGTGCTTCTGAATTTATATCGTTAATAAGAAGCAATACAAATACCATAGTAAACAGTGTTATAATTAGTCCTGACGATTTTACAATATATGCTCAAGAAACCTTAATAGCAGATAAAGAATACACATTTAATCTAGAAAATGAATTATATTTACAACCATATTCTGCTGTTGATATAACAGAACCATTTAATTTGATTAACTCAACAAATCAAGGTGTTCTTAAAATGTATGTTACTGCCAGTTCTTCGAAGAATGTAAAAATGCCTCTTCAGTTATGGGAAATTAATGCTTCTACTGGAGTTCAAACACAAATTAATGGAGATTTTGGTTATTTTATTGCTAATAAAGGAATAGTAAATATCAAATCAAATATTATTGAAGAAAGTGCGATATTAAAATTGATATTTGCCAACAAGAGTTTTAAAACAGGGTTAAATAATTTAGTAACATTTAATTATAATAATGTAACCGTACTATAATGCTTTCAACATCACTTAATCCAAAATCAACAACAGTACAAAATTCTCTTACTACACTGTATACAGAAATAGGAGAATTGAATTCTTTATTATTTGGATTGGAATGTCCAACAAATTATGACATAACAAATCAAATACCTTTGTGGATGATTTATGAAAAGCAAGCAAGACAATTAGATGGATTAAGCACTCTTTCAATCTATGATTTTCTTCAAAAATATTATGATTGGTTATATTGTGATGAATCATCTGGCGCTCAGTATGAATTGTCTAAAAGACTTTTAGATATTGTTGATATAGAAAAAACCAGAAGTAAATTTGTTGAAAGGTTAGCAAATATATACGCAAACGGATTCGACCCAAATGCTTTAGAAGCAAATGGCGGTCTTGTGCGCGAAGAGAATCTAAGAAAATTTATAAAAGGAATAAGAAGAACTTTTTATCATCGTAAAACTACAGAAGATGGTATTAGATATTTTTTCTCAACTTTATTTGACATAAATGATGAAGACATATCGATACAAGTTCCAAAAAAATTTATATTAAGACTTAATGGTGGAAGATTTGCGGATTCAAATTACGCATTTTTGAATGGTCAAACTGGAGATTATGAATTAACAAATGCGTTAAGTGGTAGTTATTTAAATGGGTCTAGGCTACAAGATAGTAATTGGATTCAAGATTGGTCTTATTTAATTAAAGTGGGTATTCTTGGATCGGAATATAAAACTTCATATCTTCAAATAGCACACCCTGCTGGATTAAAAATAGTATTTGAAAAAACACTCTCTGATTATCAGGGACCAACATTTGATGACAATGCTGTTACTGTTTGCGAAAGCGCATTTTTAAGAAATTATGCTCCATACGGAATTTCATTTAATTACTCAAGCAGCAGATCGGGATTAACTTACGCATCTCCTGCTTATTGGCAAAATGTTGCTGGACTGACATTAATAGGTCTTCCAAAAAATACAGGTTGTTGTGGAGCAAGTTTTGCTGGATTTTCTGGACCAACTCATCTATTTCCAAATTGGGCAGGAGATTTTACAAGAACAAACTTTAAAGACATATATATCAGCTCAATGTTTGAACTTTGCTATCCAACTGAAGCTGGATCATCACCAAACTCTGGATTTGTCTGTACATAATAAGGTAATCATAAATGAGTACAAAAACCGTAAATGCTAAAAAATTTGTAAAGGAAACAGGCACAACGAACCAGTTGTTTGTATTTGCTGGTTACAATCCAAATCCAATTTTATCTGATGCTAACGAAACAGCAATTAATCTTTGGAATTATTCAGATTTTGCTGTTCGTGTTGGACAAAATAGTGTTTTACCAGTAGTTCCATATATTAAATGGACAGAAAAAAGACCATTTAAACCCTGGTACTCTACAAAACCAAATATTGGAAATTACTACGCATATAACGATCAAAATGGATATGTTTATCTTTGTATTTCCGATAATACAAACAATAGATCAGACCATTCTGGGTTGAATGTTTCAAATATTCGCCCATCGCATATTTCAGGAATTCAACGATATTCTGATGGGTATTCGTGGAAACCTTTATATAAGATTACTTCATCAATAGAACGATTTGTATCTACATCTTGGTTGCCTGTAGTGTCATTTGATTTATTTGATAATACACCACAAACAAGTCAAACCTCACTAACTCAAAATTTTTGTGGTTCGTTTGGAACTGGAGAAACTGGGCAATGTGCCATATACGCAAAAATAGCATTGAATACAGATGACGACGCAGGAACTACAGAATATGAAAAAGGCGATTTATTCACAATAGCATCAAATATAACATGTAGCGATTGTTATTACTTGATGAATGGTAATGATAAATATGAACCAGTTTTTTATAATTCAACAACAACCGTTCCAACCACAAGACAAATTTTAGACAATTATTCTACCATAGGATCTTTAATTAATACCAATGAAATTACAGCATCTTCTCCATATTATCATCTTTATCAAATAAATGAAAATGATGGCATTTCTGAAGGATCTGTAATATCAGCATTTATTGATTTGTCAGGATTCAGTACAACACAACTTATAGTTACTTCCTCAAATCCAGAATTTACAGTTTCAAGTAATACAGGTACTGGTGCTAGAATAAGATTAAAAACTTCAATATACAACGGTTCATATATCATAACAGGAATAGAAGTATTAGAATCTGGATCTTATTATAAAGATATTACTTTGTCCATAAATTCTTCATACCTCTCAGTAGATTCTAGTGTTTTAATATCAGCGATAGATGTAAATATTGATACGATAGATGGATTGGGATTTGATCCAGTTGAGATATTAAATGCTGAACATGTTATGGTTGATGCCAGAGTAGAAAAGAAAACCATACAAGATTCTACAATAATATTACCAAATAAATTAAATTTCTTTGGATTGATTCAAAATCCTGAGTCAGTTGTAAGCACAAATCAAGTAACATCAGGATCGAATCAAAATAAAAAAATAGATGTTGTGTATCGCACAACAATTAAAGCAGAAATTTCAAATTCCAGTTCTTCTGATTTGCCAACATCAGATGAATCATATAATATTCCAGATGTAGATACTGAAAGTGATCCTAATGTTACCTCATCCACTACTAATCGAGTATTAATTGGTGGAGTTGGATCTTTGGGGGAAGGTGGAGTTGCTGGATTTTTTACTAGTGTCGAAATGAAAAATGTTTCATATTCCAAAGCAGATTATTTGGTAGGAACAACATTTGTGGGTCAAGATAAATCAAATAATGAAATTACAGTAATTCAAGAAACTCCAGAATTCGTTCAATACACGGGAAAAGTATTGACAAGCAAAAAACTCACAACAGATCTTCCAATAAGCGATGTCGATTCTGTAATTATTCGTATAAATATGGTAAAAGGAATGTAAAATGCCACAAAGTCCTCTTGGAGATTTACCCTTATCAGTAATGCCTTATAATAGTAGAATCACTTCCGAATATGGAAGTGAAAATAAAAACTATTATATGTTAGCATTTAATCCTGGATATGCTCTACAGGCATCAGAATTAAACGAAGTCCAAGAATTATTTTTCCTAAATCAAAATTTAACTTCAAGAATGAATAGAACTTGGACTGAAAGAGGATACAGCATTCCATATTGGGAAGGATTAATACCACTAGATCCAAACGGAATAACAGCATCAGCACCAACAACGACAGCAAATAATGCTACATCTTCTATAACCATATCTTCTGGATGGTTTTTATGGACAGATAGATCCAGTGGTTTAAGTTTTTGGATTTATTTAAACGAAACAAATACAGAAACATTTACAACAACCAATAGTGGAACACAAGTAATAGGATTTGATGTAGAAAAACAAACAATATCTTGTTGTCCAACTGCAGCATGTACAGACACACAAGATTCTACTTTAAGAGATAATTCTACTGGAAGTACTGAAACAACTTTATCATGTGGTGCTTCTAGATTAAAAGCCACCTTTGGTGATGTTCCTGATATAAGAACAGAACCTACAGGTGGATTTACTACATCATTTTATCCAATATTAAAATTAACATATGCTGGGACAAATGACGCAAGTGTTACTTTTTATGATAATCAAACAATAATTGAAACATAAATGGACTAAACAAAAATGGCATTTAATACAAATATATCAGATCTCGCTAGTAATTCAACTTTTTACGATTGGTATTTAAAAGAAAATAATGAAATCATTTCAAAGTTGAATCTAGCACAAGTCTCCAGTGTAACTGGAGGCGATGGTGTATTAGTAGGACTTAGTGCTTCCAGTGGATTAGTCACATTATCAATTGGAGGAACCTCTGGCAATATTTCAAGAGGACTAACCTTTAGTGGTAGTGTATCATTCTTAGGTGAAGTAATTGTTCCCAATCTCTCATACAAAATAGACGGAATCACAGTAGGATCATCTGGATATACTTTTGGTAATGTAGTTAGAGTCACAACTACAGGATATACACTTGCTCAGGCAAATGGAGCAGATCAAGCAGAAGTTATAGGAGTATTATCATCACTCTATCCCTCATATTCTGTTGTCACTCTATCTGGAAAAATAGGAGGAAATTTTACAACAGTTTCTGGTGGAACACTTTCTCCAGGATGTGTTTATTTCTTAGATGCTGCCACTGCTGGATTCATTACGGTCACAGAACCAACAACAATAGGTCAGGTTTCAAAACCTGTGATTATTGGTCTTGGTGAAACCGCTGGAATGGTTGTTCAATATAGAGGCAATTATTTAAATGCTTCTACAACTTCTGCCACAGCAACAAATAAAATAACATTATCATTACCAAAATCTGCTTCACCACAAACAAATGGATTTACTGCTGGAGTATTTGTATCTTATGCTTATAATTTAGTAAGTGGAAGCACATTTTTCAATAAAGTTTTAACAGATACAGGAAGAACAGCAATAAGTGGATACTTTTTATCTGGAAGTAAAAATTACATTTATAGAATATATGATCCAGGAACCGAATATTGGAATCTTCCAAATGAAGAAGACTTTATTCTTGGACTGATTGAAAGTTTTGATTCAACAGGCCTTAATATAGTTTATACAGTAATACGAGAAGGAACTAGTTCGGCAATACCTTTAGGAATTAAAGTAGCAACAGATGCTAGAGGTGCTTGGGCAATTTCTGGAGCAACATATACAGTTTCTTCCGCTGGTGCTACTGGACAGGTATCGCTTATTGATCAAAATTATAACGCAAATGTTTACGCTTCAAAATATCAAACAGGATTTGCTTTTGCTTCCAAACCAACTTCTTGGTTAGTAATGCCAAGACCAATTAGTGCTTCGTCACTTACAAGTTCATTTAGATCAACACAGATTCCAGAAAATTTAACAAATGGTAATAATTATGCGTTCAATGGTGACTTCTCAATTTGGCAAAGAAAAACAGGAAGATCATCAGCATATACATCTTCTGGAACTGTTTACTTTGCCGATAACTGGGTAAGAAGGCAATCAGGATTTAAAACATCAACATCATCTTCACAAAATATTCAGCGTCAGACTTTCTCAGTTACAAGTACAGATGTTGAAGGAACACCAGAATATTATGTGGATATTAAATGCTTGGAAGGAATTACTGGAGACAGTGACCCAGCATCCAGACCAACAAATGCTGTGTGTGATGTTGGAACGATGATTGATAATATTGAATCTTTCAATGGATCAAATATTACTGTCAGTTTTTACGCAAAATCGACTTTAGCAAATTATACAGCAAACGTGTACTTTGCTAGATACAACGGAACAACACAAGTAAGCAAGCAAACAATAGGAACTATAGATTTACAAACTGCTTGGACTAAACATACTTTAAACTACGAAGTTCCAAGTTTGGCATCTTCAACTTATTCAAATGATTTTGTTGAAATTGGTCTTGATCTAAAACCATTATATCTTGCGGCACATCAAAACGCAATTTCAAACACAACAAACTTAACAGTTAGTTTATCATCGTTTGTAGTATATGATGGAACATTTACTTCTCCAGTACATCAATTTGACGAATACTCAAAGAAACTGGCAAAGGCACAAAAATATTATGTTTCAACATATACCGATTCCCAAACAGAAGGTTCTGCTACAATGTCTTCAATAACAGAACCAGCGTTAAATACCTTTACATTGACACATTTACCAAATTCACCATTTAGCATATTTAAATTACCAGTGACGATGAGAACAACTCCTTCTGTTGTTGTATATTCTCCACTAAGTGGTCTTTCATCCGAAATGTATAATTACACCGCAACAAAAGATTTAAGAAATACTTCAGGAACAAAAGGTTATGGTGGAGCAACAAGAACAGCAGTTCTTGGAACACCAACTGTAGCAACATCAGCAGATAATACAGCAATAAGAATAAATATTAATGCTGGATCTGTTCCATATGATGTGATTAATTGTAATGTCGTCGCAGACGCAAGTTATCCAATAGCATAATGGAGATATAAATGCCAAGTTGTAGCAATAGTTCAAATATAAGTTCCTCACTAAACGCTTTTACAGTTGTTCAGGGTGGTTCTCGTTTAGCAACTGAAATAAAAAGAGTATCAGGACTTACTTTTGGAACTGTTATACGATATGATGTAATTAATGGTGGATATACAGCATCAAAGGCAAACAATGCCGAAAATTCTGAAGTTTTTGGTGTTGTTGAAAGTTATGAATCTTCTTCTGATAATTTAAATGTTGTTATGTATGGATCCATTAGTTTACCGTCTTCTGTCTTATATGCTATAGATGGTTCAACTGGAGCATCTGGCGGTAATGATATTTATTTCTTAAGTGGAACAACTGCTGGATTTTTACAAAATCTAGCACCAACAAATTTAGATCATATAATTAAACCAGTATATCAAGCAGCACCACATGGGTCGTTTACTGGAGTTGTGATGAATTATCTTGGTTATAGAATTGGTGGAGATATTGAAGCAGCACTGAAAGATACAGAACTTGGAAATATACAAATAATTGTTGGAAGTGATCAATTTCAAAATGGTTATGTTGACGCAAAAATATCACACGAATTGCCAATAACTGATTATCCCGAGTTTTACGAAAGATTCAATTTAATTTATGGATACACCGAAGAAGTATTGGTGTCCCAAGTTATAGGAGGATCTGTTGTTCCTGGTCAAGAAGTATTTCAAGCAGGAAATTCTGTAGGAATAATTACATTAGTAAATTATGCCGATAAGAAAATTTATATTAAGAAAAAACCAAATACTGCTTTAGTTAGTGTAAATTCAAATATTACAGTCAGAACTGGTTCTACTACAGTTGCTGTATTTACTCCAGTTAGTACGGGAGTATATGCGGTATACACTCCTGTAATTCGTCTACCACAACCTTTAATAATTGGAGCGAGTGATGGATCTGTTGTTGTAAGTCAACTAGTCTCGGTGGGTATAAAAGTAAAACCACAAGGAATAAAAATATCAGTTCCAGATAATATTACAATACAATCACTCATAGTTGATTCTATAGCACTTGGAGTTACTTGGGCAGATTTAGGATCTAAAATTTCTGATTTTGAAGCAAGAATACAAGCACTAGAAAATTAAAAATATGCTATACGGTAGTAGTCCATATCTTATTAAAAAATTACAAGGAATAACTGGATCGACTGGATCAACAGGAAGTACAGGTCCATCTGGCAATCCTGGATTGGTTGGTGCTACTGGACCAACTGGTGGTACTGGTCCAAATTTATCTGGAATGACGTTAACTAGTAGTAATCAAGTTGTTACTACATTTAGTGATGGACAAGCATTTTTTAGTAGCACTGGTATTATTTCAGGCAGTGATGGAGACTATTATGTTTTTGTCGATGGACAAAATTTAGTTGCTGGTGCTGCTGATGTGTTTTCTGGATTGTCTTTTGAAAATACAGTAGGAACCAATGGATTAAATTATACAGTTCCCACATTAAGACTAAGAGGGATTACTACTTCTTCTAGAAATAATACAACTAATGTCATAAGAATTAGAGATAATAACACAAGTATAGGAATCGAATATAACTTAAGTAATATTTCTTATATTGGAATTTGTGGCGGGTCTGAAGGTCAGTTAGTCATTAAAGCACCATCAGCCTCTTTTCCATTCAATGGATTAACAGGAACCGAATATGATCGAACTACACAAACTGTTAATCTTCAATCTTTAAATTATGGTGAAAGAGTACATTACGTCAGTGCTATAAGAAAATCTATAACTGGGACTTCTCAAGATTATTTTTATTGGCCTATAGACTGGGAAAACGCGAATACATTTGTTTTAAATTCGTACCAAGATCAAAAAGTAGAAGGACGAAGTGTTGTATCTCAAATAGTGTTGATAAGAACTCCAGAAAACACAAACTCTGCTAAGGGAATAACGATTATAATTCCTTCTGGTGTTACAAGCACAGATTTCACTGTAACTAAATTTGCCACGGCATCTGGAGTAACTGGATTTACATTAAATGATGAAGTAAATTATTCTATATCTTGGCCTTTAACGTATCCTCCATGTTTCACTGAAGGAACTGATGTCATTAATGCTGTACACTTTGATGGAATTTGGTACGCAAATTATGGAATTTACTCGGGAAATACTGGAAATGAAAGCATTTCCTGGAATTCTTCGTATACAAATTGCCCAGGATCATACAACGACACAGATCCAATTTACATTCCACCACCAGAAGATCCTTTAGGATTATGTTGTGTTGGATGTAGTGCTGGATCTTCATTCGTAACGCAACAATCTGGTTGTCAAAATTTAATGAATTCTGGAGATGCTTATTTTTTCCCTGGAGTATTGACAACATCATATCCTGGGTGTACTTCCTCAAATGCTCCAGTTGGAATATGTTGTTATAAAAATCAAATTGAAAATATTGTTAAACACCCAGAATTAATAAGAGCGTGCGATTGCTTACGAATAGCAAGAAATTCAAACACAACTCCTTGGTCGCATTGGCAAATTATCAACAATTGCTATAAAAATATAAATGCGATTGATTGTTCTAAGGCATTTAATAGAACAGGTGCTTGCTGCGATGGATTTGGCAATTGTCAGGATGATGTGACATCTAATCAATGTTCAGTTCAGCAAAAATTTTGGCAAGGTGCTGGTACAGTTTGTACATACTACACTCCATCATCAGATTTTCCAGTTCCGTTTGAAATTTGTAGAGGATTTGCTGGCGCAACATCTGGATGTTGTACACTTGGAGAATGCGTAGATATACAACGTCAAAGTGGTTGCACATTAGGTCAATATTTTGGATGTGGTTATACCTGTGGATCTTTTGATTGTGTATACGACCCACCAGGTGGTGGTGGTGGTGGAACAGACGTAAATTGTCCACAATGTTTTAATGGAACTGATGATGTTTTCAGATTAAAAAAATATGATCCATCAGGAACTACTCTTACTGGATTCCAAAGAGAATTGCGTATTGGAGATTTTTTTGCTGGTGGAATAGTAGCAGGAGTTTTTAAACCAAAGGGAACTACATGCCTCGGAAATGCTGATGCGTTTAGTGGACTATACAATGGAACCCCAATTGAGTCTTATAATTTTGACGATTTAGTTAGACCAGAAAATGGTATTGCTGAAGATATTTTTGATTCAATTAACAATGGATCAGAAAAAACAGCACAATATTATAAGAGTGTATATGATCCCCGTGGTTATGGATTTACTTTACCAAATGAACATGCTGGGGAATGTGATTCATGGTTGTTGATTGTCATGCCATGGCCAGCAAGAATAGATCAAAGATATACTGTAAGATTATCTGATGGAAATAATGGATGGAAACCATTTGAGTTTAAAACTTTTGCTCAAATGGATAGCACAATTAAGGGAGATACGACCACTGTTCCATATTCACAATTAGCAGTTCAAACTCAATATGCTCCTGGATTAGATAAAAAACACAGAATAAGAACAGCAAACACATTTACATGGAGTCATGGTGGAACTGCTTTCTGCTTTACATTGCCTTCTGATTTTGTAAATCCATCACAAGGTAACGATATTGATAATACAACAATTTCAAATTGTTCTTCTGTTTTGGGTGGATATACATTAGGTGGAGCACCAACTAATGATGGATTTTATGGAACACTTTCATTAATTAGAAATGGAGTTCAAGGATCAACATATTGGGGAAATTCGACATCATTTAACACATGTCCAATAGACGATCCCATATGCGATTCAGAATGTATAGACGATCCATGTAGAAGAACAACTATTGCCAGACCAGATTTCTACACATCAAATACTGGTTATTGGTATAGAAATTGGGGACTTAGAAACGCAACTGCTCTTTTTGCTTCTGATTTTTCTGAATATTTTTTCTATTCGGCAGCAAGTGGATTTCCTGCTGGATGGAATGATCTTAAGAAAAGATATGGTGCTACTGGTTATGCTGGGTTTACTGCTAATTTTTTCCACAATGGAACACAAACAGCAAAAACTACTATATCTGAAGGATGTTCGGTATATAATAGACAATATTATACAACAGAATATATGAAATCTTCTGGATATCCACAAGTTTCCAGATGGTATGTTCCAAGTGCGGATGAATTAGCATTTATAGCAAAACAATGTGCGGATGCTGGAATAAATTTACAAGAAAAAATTTATAATTATTCGAATACAATTGGAGATAATGGAATACCAATTGGACATCGTGGTATTGGTGCTAGTGGATATGTTTGGTCATCGACTGGAACATTTGACGAAGGTGTAACTAGACAATATATTCAAGCAACTGGTGGTGCTCCAGTTCCAAATAATCAAGCACATCCTGATGGATATTTGGATCTATATGGTCCATATGGTTCATATGGACAAGATATTGGTGGTCAAAGACATACGGATCAATTTACCAAAGCATGGTCGATGAGATTCCCAGAATGGGATCAACTTACACAACAACCACAAATATCTACTGATTTTAAAGTAAGAAAATCTCATGATTTTGATGATAAACATGAATTGCGTTTAGTTAGACTTGTCCGTTGTGATCAGAAATATTGGAAAAATGAAAATATAAGCGATAGGTGTATAAATAGATTGTGGAATATTCCTAGATTAACAGATTCGGCAATATGTAATGGAACAGCACCACCAATAATATGTCAAACGGCAAATTATACTTTGCCAGGAGCAAGTTGGACACCAGACAATGCTATTCCATCTATAGGAAAATATACAGCATCAAATTATTATTGCGATCCGCAAACAGCATCAATGCTCAAAAATGGAATCACGGGACAGTAAAATATGATATACGGTTCATCTAGAATCACTCAAATAGTTCCAGAAAATATTCCAGGTGCGGCAAGGGGACCGACTGGGAACACGGGTCCGACAGGATCAACAGGTCCACAAGGATCTACTGCTGATATTGGACCACAAGGACCAACAGGTGCTGGAATTACTGGAGCAACTGCTCTTGGAAATAATATTATATTTTATGGAAATGGACTTTCTTTTGCGTTTTACGCAAAAGGAATAACTGGCATATCTGCTCCAAATATAGATCCATTTTTTAGAATAAGACCTGTTGGTTCTCCAGCAACATTAGAAGATGTTTCTACTAATTTTGTCTTTGGAAATATATTAGATTTTTATCCATACAACTCAGAAACTGTTAGATTTAAATCATTAACAATAACTGGAATAGCACCTGGTGTTACATCTTTTGCTGGAATAAGTTCAGACGCAGATACTGTTTACTTATTTGGAAAAACACTAGCAGATGTGAATATTCCTATTGGAAACACTGGAGAACTGATTTATATCAACAGCGCGATTGGATTTGGAACTACACCAAAAAAGGGTGCTGCTGCTCCCAATACAAACTACTCTCCAGAAAAATCACAGTTGATAG